TTTGTTTTTGCTGATGCGTCGCCTGGAGCCTTTTTGTATGCTGCTGGATTATCGTCATCCATTTTAGCACCTTTCTCAAAATGTCTGGCTCTTGCTTGTTTAGTACCCTTTGACATCTCTTTACCTTTGGCATCTTTACCATAGTAATCTTTTGGCTGTGTCCCAGGGCGATCTTTAATATCTTGATCTTGTTTTTGTTTTTTCTTTCTTTCGTCTTTTTCTAATAGTTCAACTTGGTCTAACCAAACTCTTTTTTTCCAGTCTCCAAACTCAACTACTAAAAAGTTAGTACCACATCTTTGAATTGTACCAACACTACCATTTTCTATTAATACAACTTCATCACCAACATTGAATAGTTTACCTTGTACAAACTTTTCTCTTGTTTCAGATACAGGTTCTAGTTCTAAATGTTTGCGATGATCATGAGATTCTTTTAATCCCATTCCTTTTCGAATTGCGTTAAATAATGATTTAGCATCTTTATATCCCTTAGGCATTCCCTTTGAGAAGTTTTCTAAATCATTATCTGTAGCATAAGATCTTAACTTAGAGGCTGACATACCTGATACATCATCTGCATCAGGATCTCTTTCGCCGGCTGAAATAACTTTAATACCTTTTTCAAAGTTATAAAAACCATGTCTTGATTTTACGCCATTATATTTGTTTAATAGTACTTCAAATTCTTTTACTCTATCTGAACCAGCAATCATAGTTGCTGATGTATATCCTTGGTCATATAATTTAACTACAATATCCAACGCAGTTCTAACATCAGCATCTGCCATAATACTACGAGCATGCTTAGGGAACATTTTGCGAAGGAATTTTATTTTGTCTTTAAATGACAAAGGATTCTTTTTTGGATCTTGTGACTTAGATGCATAGATACGATAGGTGCCACTACCTGCCGTAGATTTTAGCTTGTCAAATAATTTCTCATGGCCATTTGTTGGTGGATTAAATCTACCAAACACGAAATATACGTCACCCTTTGCTTCTGATAAATAATCGCTAAAACTTTTAATCATTATTTAGAACCACCTTTATTTCTTTTTAATTTTTCTCTATCGGCTTTTTTCACTTGAGGCTTTAACTTTTTAGCAATTCTTGCGATTGCGCTCTTTTTCTTATCAAGTTTTTTCTCTAACCCTTGACGAGCTGAGAAAGATAAATCTGCTTTCTTTTTATTTTTAAGAAGTTTTTTGATAATGAGTTCACGCGCTTTCTTAACTGAACGCGCTTTGATTTTTTCATCAGATGCTAGTCTTTTTGCGGCTTTCTTTTTGCCTAATGCGATTTTGGCTTTATTTTTTCGGAATGTAGCTTTCGCTTTCATTCTCTGTTGCATCGTCATTGCTTCCGATGTATCTGGAGAATTGGCAGATACTTCTGCCTCATGTTCTTTGAAACTTTTCATCGTTATCCTCGGTTCCCATTAGCCTGGACTATCCCAGCCTTTGATAATATCTTTGCTAAAGTTGTTAGTAGAAAATTCCATTCTATTAACAAGTTTAACCGCTCCACCTTCCATACGATCTATAGCAACAAAGCCTTCAGGACTGGTTACTTTAAATCCGGATTTTGTTTTAACAAACGTACCAATTTTGCTAAGTTTGTTTAGTTTATTTATAATAATTAATTTGCTATCTACAACTAAATTTTGCAAATCAAATATTAATTTTAAGTTTTTTAGGTTAGATTTGTCAAAAAACTTTAATATTTCATCTCTCTTTGCAATTTGCTTATCCTTACCAGCTTGACTGCTTCTTTTGTCAATTTCTTTTTGGTATCTGGATTGGACATACATAACTAATCCAGTTGCATGCTTTTTAGTATCGGTTACTTTTTGACCGGCTCTTACTTTAGTATTATTATATACATTAATCATAAGATTAAGTTCTTTATTTCCTTCAATTGTTTTAAGAGTTGAAGAAGAAATTGTTCTAAATATTTTACCAGCTTCTGACAATTTTTTATTTAGCTCAGCTGTTTCTTTAGCTGTTAATGTTGCGGTACCTGATAAATCATCAAGGGTTGCATCTTGCATCCACACCTTTGATGTTTGTTTTAATTTTGAACTAATTTCTTTACCAAAAGCCGCAGACATAGTTTCAAAACTAGAACCACTATAAACCGTATGCCAGACAATACCCATGTTAGCTTTTTGAATACTTTTAGCTAATTCACTACCAACTGGTGCAGCATAAACAACAGCATTTGGATGGAAGGTGATAAACTTTTGGCCATCAATTGTATCAGTTTTAATATCTGACTTATCAAACATAAAGTCACCTTGGATAACACCTTTAATTCCAAGACCTTTTAAGTTATCAAATGCTATTTTTAATTTTTTAATTAATTCTTTTTTACCTGCATTATCGGCTTCAATATCTTCATGGCTTTTATATACCTTTGGATCTTTATTGAATACACCTTTTTTAGCAATGAAGAATTTACCATCTCTGGGATCTTCACCAGCAAATATAGCGGGGGCCCCGTCCCACTTGACTGTAACATCGACTGCAGATTTTGAGTTACCTTGTAACATATCTCGCAATGATCTAAGTGCGAGTATAGCCTGGCGGGCCCCCTTAACACCACCGTCAAGAATCAAATCCTCTAAATGAGTCATATGAGTATTCTTGCCAGCTTGTTCCGCCAATTGATTTTTAAATGATTTCATTATTCGTATACCTTAATGTACGCGCTTGAATCTTCTGATTTAGATCCAGCATAATTAACAATTTTTGTAATAAACCTATTTGCTTTTGGTCCAGTATTGATTGACACGTAATAACAAATATACAAAGAACCTAATTTAGCTGAAATCCAATTGAAGTCTTTCAAAGCTAATTCCTTTTCAAATTCTTCTCTACTAATATCTTTATAGAAATGATTAAAAAGAGTCCACATAACATTGACTGCTTTTTTATCACCTCTTTTAATTTTCTTAGCAATTTTAAAAACACCAGCTTTATGATCTGGTATTTTCTTTCTAAATACTTGTCTTGCCGCATCTTGCATTACACCCCATGATGCGCCTCCACCACGAGCAGATTTACCTTTAATTTCAGCTTTAACTGCGGCACCAGGGCTATTATCTTTTAGATTTAATGCGCCTTGTCCCTTATCAAATTGAATGGTGGAACCTTTACTTGACCAAAATGTTCCACGTTGCTCGCCTTGTAACAATACTTTAAATACTCTATGATCATCAGTATCAGGTGGTCTTTTTATATTATATTCTTTTCCTTTAGCGTCAGCTTTCTTTGATTTGATTTGCTTAAGGGAAATACCTACCAATCTTCTGGTAGCAAATAGTTCTAATATTTTTTCATTCAAGGATTTAACAGAATCAGAGGGCAACTCTTTTATTTTAAATCCTTTTTCTACAGCCCATATATCACCAGGGTTCCACTTATCATCTTTTAAATTAGGGAACCCAGAGTTTTTAAATGCTGCTGCTTTAAGTGCGTAAATACCATTCATCACTTTATCATTTCTATGGAATGTGTGATTCTTATTTACGTATTTATTTTTAACAAGATACAATGCTGATTTATATGAAGACATAAACCATGTATCGTCAACGCTTAAAATTTCTTTTATTGAAGCATCAACAAATACTTTTTTATATGCTTTTGTTAAAATTTCTGGAGTGTAATAGTCTGCATCATGTGTACCATAATCAAGCATTGCTTGTAATAAAACACATTGATGAGATTCTGTGATTTTAGTATTTTCAGTACCACCACCGGCTCCACCGGTACCACCACCAAAAACTTTTGATTTAGCTAACTTAGATGTAGTGAGTGGTTGCCCATCAACTGTCATCATGGCTATTGGTGCTTTTTTATCTGAATCATCATCACGCCATTTTTCAATTTGACTAATTAATTCAGGAGTATTTTCAATAGTAACTGAGCCACCTTTGGCTAGTTCTAATGGTTTACCACCTTTAATTAATCTTATAAGAATGTCGGCACGGGATTCTCCGGTACTTGAATTGGGTTTATCAAGTTGAGCCGGAGAAAGAGCCACCGCTTCGTTTATTTGATGAGATAAAAAACTGTTCATATTAGTATTATAACACTCCGTTATTTAAATGTACAATACTATTTATACTATTTTTTAACTCTGTTTTTTGGCCTATATGAACTATTTGGCATAACATTATCTTCTTCATCGTAATAAATTATACCAATTTGTTCTAGCATTTCTAACATTTTAGCTGATCCTTCGAAACAGCCAATTTTATATGATGTATATCCTACACCAATAATAGATGCAAATAGTATTAAATAAAATTCCATCATAGAAATCTTTCTATTTTGGTTTCATACCCTTTTTTACGCATACCTAGTTCAAACTTCATTGCTTCTTGTAACTCAGAAAACAAATATTCGGCTACGCACTTTTTATTTTTTGGACTAATTGCAAACACTTTAAAACTAAATTTCATACTATTCCTTTATTAACCATTCAAAGTGACCATGAGATGGATTAAATTGAGCACATTCGGTGGCTGCCGCATCTAGTCTCCAAGAATTTTGAACGGAAGATGCCGCGATCACCACTCCAATAAAAAATGATACTACATTTAATATAATTGTTGCTAATAGTTGATTAGTCATTTTGTAACCCCATATATTTTTCAACTGGTTTTAATTCTATAAACTTTCTACGAGTTTTTGAAAATTGTTTCATAGGACTTTTAAATTGAATATATTCCTTTGTACTTGTTTTTCTATATCCAACTAAATGTCCTTGTTCATTTAAGATGTAAGTATGGTTGGGTGTATTATCATCCCACTTAGTAATTTCTTTAAAAGCTCTTAATAATACCATGATGACTTCCTATGAACATAAACATCAATTGTTTTAGCATGTCTCATTGGTAGAGTAGAATCATATGCTCTTGGATGTCTACCATCAGCAATAGCAGCAGCTCTACGTGGACCTCTGGGCATTAGGCTTACTCTATATTGTGGTGACTTTTTTGGTAACTCATCAGACCAACCAGTTTTATA